TGAAAAAGTACAAAACAATGTTGAGTTAGTTACCCGCAAATTAGAATCCCTTGGCGTTCGTATCAATGATATTGACCCAACTACTGGCAAGATTATTGATAACACAGATTTAATCAGAGGTATTGCTACACAGGTTATTCAAAATGACTGGAAAGATAATGATATCAATGACTATCTTGCCACTCGCTCAGATGTTCTTTTTACTGGCGGTGGAGTTATTGGCTCATCATTTGAGTCAATTAAACGACAGGCTTCACTCTATGGCGTAAGCATTGATAAAACATTTGAAAAAGAAATTAACCTTTCGCTTCTTGATTCTAGTGATTTGCGTGATGCAAATTACTGGCTAACTGAAATGAAACAACAGGCTTTTGATAACCCAATGTATAAGGCTTTTGCACCAGCAATGAAAGAAAACAACCGCACTTTGTATGAGGTAACAAACAGTTATCGTAAGCAAATGGCTGACCTATTGGAAGTTGACTCTACTCAAATTTCTTGGAAGGACCTTATGGATAAGGCTGTTGATTCAAAAACTGGCAATGCCCGTACATTTGCTGACTTCACAAAGAGTCTAAAGCAGGACCCAATGTGGCAGTACACAAAGAACGCTAAAGAAACATATAGTGGCATGGCTCTTGACATTGCCAAGATGTTTGGATTTGTGGGGTAATCATGCCATTTACAAGTAAACTTAATGAGTTATCTGCAGCAGCACAACGCAGTATCATTGCTAACGCTGGATATAATAAAATGACACCAGAAAATTATCTGGCTAGTCGTGGTGGAGTCAATCCAGTAACTGGTAAATTTGGTGATTCATTTAACCCACTAACGGATTTAACTGATGCTGAATATAAGTCAGCCATTGCTGGTAAAACTGGAGTTGCTATAGGTCAAGCACTTAATGCCGCATCAGATGCAAAACTAAATGCCGCTATTGCTTCTGGTGCAGTTCCAGCACCAAGAAACACTACAACAACAACTGCAACAAATACAACTGGTTTAACTAAAGAACAAAAAACAGCACAGCAAGAATTTCGCGCTGCTCTCACAGAACTTGGTCTTGCAGATTTAGCCACTGCGGTTGATAAAATGATTACTGAAGATAAAACTGCTTCTCAGATTAAAATGGAACTCCCAGGAACCGCTGACTATAAGGCGCGATTTCCTGGCATGGCTGCGCTAAAGGCTGCTGGACAGGCTATTTCCGAGGCTACATATATTGCTAACGAGCGAGCAATGATTCAATCTGCCAAGGCTTATGGAATTGATAATGCTCTAGTTACTCGTGACTTGCTTGGTCAATACATTGGTGGTGGCAACTCACCAGTAGAGTTTGAACGCCGTGTTGATATGGCAGCAAATCGTGTTGATAAGCGCCCAGAAATTGTGACAGCCATGACTACATATTTTCCAGGTGTTGATAAAGGCGGCATGATTGCCTACCTTCTTAATCCAACTATTGGCATGGATGTTATTAAGAAGCAAGTGCGTAGTGCTGAAATCGGCGCTGCTGCAAAGGCTGGTGGATTTACTATCGGCGCAGCAGGAACTGTTACTGGCGCTAGAGCAGAGAGTCTTATTGATGCTACTGGAACAAAGGACCTTGCCACACTCAAGGCTGAGTTTGGTCAAGCGGGAATCTTGGGTAGAACTCAGGAACGCCTTGCTGGTATTGAAGGTCAGCAATATGACACATTTGAAGCAGCGCAAGCAGTAGTCGGTAGCGATACCGCATCCATCTTGGCTTCAAAGAAACGCGCAGAGCGCGAAACAATGTTCCGCTACGGCGGTGGCACTGGCATAAGCAGCACATCACTTCGTTCAACCGAAGTGTTTTAAAGAATCCCCCTCTGACCTACCAGCCCAGGGGGGCGTAAAAGTCTGGTAGCAATAGCCAACGGAGTTCCCCGACTTCGTTGTGGATTGCGAATACAACTAACAAGGGAGATAGGTAGATGACTACCAATAACTACGAATATACTGACGAAGATGACGACACCATTGATAACAATGATGGCGGCATCACTCAACTTCGCAAGGTAAACCGTGCGCTGGAAAAGCGTGCAAAGGAACTTGAGAAAGAATTGATGGGCATTAGAACCCAAACTCGTCAGCGCACCATCAAGGATGTACTACAAGCCCGTGGCGCTAATCCTAAAATTGCAGCGTTTATTCCTGCCGACATTGAACCATCTGAGGATGCTGTATCAGCCTGGCTAACGGAATACGGTGATGTATTTGGATATAACCCAGAAGCCACAAAAGAGGAACAGGCTCCTACGAAGGACCTTTCTGCCAACCAACGAATTAGCAATGTCGTTTCGACTGGTCAAGTACCAACGATTGACGAAGATGCTTTTTCAAAGATTATGGCAGCAATGAATCCAGAAGCACTCGACCAAATCCTTGGGGTCCAACGCTAAACCAAACCTACCAATCACACTCTCTGAAAGGAGTGAACCCAAGTGGCATATACAGACACAACAGCCATGGCTGGCTTAATCAAGACAGCCTATGACCGCTATGTTGAGTTCGCGCTTCGTTCACAGCCAATGGTTCGTACCATTGCTGATAAGAAGCCAGCACAGCAAGCAATGCCAGGTTCAACAGTTGTATTCTCACTCTACAACGATTTAACCGCGGCAACAGCAGAACTCGGTGAAACAACAGATATTGATGCAGTCGCATTGCCTGATGTTTCAACAGTTTCTGTAACACTCAAAGAGCGTGGAAACGCTGCTATTGCATCACGCAAGTTGCAGTTGTTCTCACTCTCAGATGTTGACCCTGCTATTGCAGACATCATTGCGTTCAACATGGCAGACTCTATTGACAAGTTGGCTATGGAAGAACTCCGCGCTGGAACAAATGTTCTATTCGGCGGAACTCGCACAACAACAGCAACAGTACCAGCATCTGATGTTGTTGACTCTGCTGACCTTCGCAAAGCAATTACAAAGTTGCGTTCAGGCAAGGCTGTACCACGCCAAGGAAACCTCTACTGGGTTGGTATCCACCCAGAAGTTTCACACGACCTTCGTGCTGAAACAGGTTCAATCGGCTGGCGCGACATCCACGGCGGAACAGACTCTGTTGCTGCTCAGAACATCTACGCAGGTTCTATCGGAACCTACGAAGGTGGATACTTCATTGAGTCAGACCGTATGTACAATGCTAAGACTGGTGCAGACCAGACAGCACTTGCTACAACAGCGGTTACAGTTGCAGGTACATCTGCAGGCTTTACACTCGGTGTTGCATCATCATCAGTCGTTGCTTCTCGTGCAGAAATTGGCGACAAGATTGGCGGAACAGGAATCGCTACAACAGCGAAGATTACCGCTATCGCTACATCAGGCTCAACAACAACAATCACTGTAGATACAGCACACACTGCTGCAGTTACAGCAACAACTGTTGTTACAGTCACACCAGTAACTCGTGTGTTCAACACATTTATCGCTGGTAAGCAGGCTCTTGCTGAGGCAACAGCCGTTGAACCAAATGTTGTTATCGGTCCAGTTACTGATAACCTCAATCGTTTCCGACCAATCGGTTGGTACGGCGTACTCGGATTCTCTCGCTACCGCGAAGCATCTTTGTACCGCATTGAAACAGGTTCATCAGTCGCTGCTAAGTAGTAGCGTGGGGGGCAGGGGTAAAACCCTGCTCCCCTTTAACCTAAAGGAAATCCATGGCGACATATAAGTTCACTACTCCGACAACACCAGAAACACCATTGGGTCAGGGTCCATTGTTCTCTCGCTATGAGTTGGATAGAGGCATCTCTGTCCTGCGGACAAACGGCATTTATTCCTCATACCGTTATCCAAGTTTAGAAGAAACATTAAATGCCGAAGAAGTTTATCTCGGCGGTAGAATCCATATTATTGATGAAGCCACAAAGGACCGTCTAACGGCTGCTGGCTACGGTGAGTACATAGTAGAGGAATAAAATGGCTTGCAGAACAGGTTGTCCTTCTCAGGACCACGAAAGTTGGGGCGATTGCCTCAGAGCATCTGGCTTACAGATGTCCACGGGTGATGCTAACAATCAAAAAACAATGTCAGATAAAAAGTGGAACGCTGAACTTGATGCATATAAAAATGCAAGAGCACAAGGTATTCAGCCAAGCGGAACCACTATGGCAAAGGTGCAAGAAGCAGTAGAAATATCAAACAAAACAGGCAAAGCCTACGGAGCATAAAGGAGAAAGAAATGCCAATGGTCAGCGGAAAGAAATTTCCATACACAGCAAAAGGCAA